CTTGCGGCTCAACCAAAGCGGAATATCCTTAATCGAGAGGGCGTCGGCGGGGGCGTTTCGCATGATTTTATTCCTATCGTACTCATTTTTTATCATCAACCCTCATCAACCATAACAACCCGTCCCGTTGGCCACAATGACGGCTTGTTTTTTAGAATAACGGCGTTCTATGCAGGCGCATGGGTGCTCTGACCGAGACCGAAATTTTCGCGTGCCTGGCCGAAAACCTCACCCTTGCGGCGGAGGAGTGCGAGCGGCTTGCCGTTTTGCCCGCCGCCGGCCCCACCTATAATTCTCTTCGCCACCGCCTGCGCCTGATTGAAGGCGCCTGCCGCCAGGCCAGCGCGTGGCGCGAGGATACCCGCTGGCTGCCCATCGGGCTCATGATGCACGAGGCGCACGACCGCGCCGGCAACTGGCTGCGGGGCTTTCACCCGCGCAAGCTGTTCCTCAAACTGGCCGAAAATCTGCGGGCGCTGGCCCGCATTGCCGATGATCTGCGCACCAAGGCGACCGGCACGGTGGGGATGATTTTGCCCGATCCGCTGTCCAGCCCGATCCGCACGCAGGACCGGCCGATGCAGGTCGCGTTGCCGGGCGATCCCCAAGCCAAGCCGGGCTTTGTCTCCGCCGCCCCGGCGCCGCGCACGCATGACAATTTGCCCGCGACCGCGCTGCGCCCCAACAGCCGCCTGCCCGGCCTGATTTTGCCGACATGATCGAGGACGAGGACCTGCCCGAAGATCAGCCGTTGTCGGGCGAGGCGCTGCCCACCGACAAGGGGCTTGCGAGCGCCGTTGACCCGGCCACCATCAAGCGCGCGGGCGATCAGGCCAAGCGTGAGGCGGCCGAGGCGGAGGAGTTCTGGGCGGGCGTGTTCCGTTCCGCTGTGGGGCGCCGTGAGATGTGGCGGCTGCTCCAGGTCACTCATGCGTTTGAGGAGCGGTTTGCGTGCGGGCCGAACGGCTTCCCGCAGGTCGAGGCGACATGGTTTCACGCGGGCGAACAGGCGGTCGGGCAACGGCTCTACCAAACCTGGCTGCGCCGCGATCCGTTGAGCGTTTCGGCGATGCACGCTGAGCATGATCCAAATTGGCCCAAGCCGACCAAACTCCGGCGGGCCGCGTAATGTCAGGAACAGGCGCCCCGCCGCTGGTTCCCGACGCACCCTCTGCCGGGGGCGTCTCCGAGGTTGTGTCAGCGCCCATCGGGCCAAGTACGCTCCCCTCGGATGCGACCCCGGCGGGCCAAGCCCCTGCCGCCGCGTTCACGCCCCACACCGAGACGGCCAGCCTGCTTTCGACCTTGAAGGCGCCGGAGCCGCCCCCCAGCCTTGTGGCGCCCGCGCCGGAGCCCGTTGCCGCCCCGGCCGCCGAGCCCGCGCCGGCCGCGCCCGAGCCGCCCAAACCGGAGCCCGCGCCGCCCGCTGAGCCTGCCGCGCCCGCTGAGCTTGCCGCGCCCGCCGAGCCCGCCCCGCCGGAGCCGATTGCCTATCCCGATTGGAAGCTGCCCGAGGGGTTGCCGGCCAATAAGGAGGCGTTCACCGCCTACAATGAATTGCTGGGCAAGCATCGCGTTCCGCCCGAGGTTGGGCAGGAGTTGCTGGACCTGCACGCGGCCAGCCTGAAAGCCTTTCAGGAAGCCGCCGTGGCGCAGTTGGCCGAGATGCAGCATCGCGCTTTTGCCGAGACCCGGGAGGGCTGGCGCAAGGAAGTGATGGCCGATGCCCGTCTGGGCGGGGCCGGGCATCTGACCGCCATGGGCGCTGTGGCGCGCGTGCGCGATGCGCTGGTGTCGGACTCCAAGCCTGGCACGCCGCAATATGCCGCCGATGCGCAGGCGTTCAACGAGTTCTGCGCGATGACCGGGGCGGGCGATCATCCGCTGTTCCTGAAATTGCTGCACCGGGCGGCGCGCTATGTCGATGAGCCCGGCCTGCCGCCGCCGTCGCCCAAGCCGCCGCCGGGCAATGGCCGCGCGCCCCAAGGCGGGCTGCGGTCGATCTACGCCCAACGGGGCGTCAACTGATGTCACCCACCCTTACCGCCTGTTATTTTGAGGAGACCACGTAATGGCAACCGGCGCTTGGCCCACCCTTGTTGATGTGGCGCTCCGTACCGACAAAAGCGGCAACATCCCGATCATCGCTGAAATGTTGTCTCAGTGCAATGATTTCCAGGATGATTTGCCCTATGTCGAGGCGAACGAGAACACGGGGCATGAGTTTGTGTTCCGCACCTCCATTCCGGCCGGGGCGTGGCGCCAGTATAACCGCGGCGTGCCCTACGCGAAATCCACCACCGCCAAGGCGCGCGTGGGTTTGGGCATGCTGGAGGATTACAGCCAGGTTGACCGCGCACTTGCCGAACATTCCGGGGACAAGGAAAAATTCCGCGAGTCCGAGGATGTGGCGTTTCTGGAAGGCATGTCGCAGACGATTGTGCAGACCTTCATCTACGGCAACACCTTTGCCAACCCGGCAACCTTCATGGGGCTGTCCACCTTCTACAACACGGTCTCGACCGCGACCGCGCAGAACGCGGCCAACGTGCTCTCAGGCGGCGGCACCGGGACCAGCAACACCTCTCTGTGGCTGATTGGCTGGGGGCCGGAGACGATCTTCGCGCTGTTTCCGCGTGGCAGCCAGGCGGGCCTTGCGATGGAGGACAAGGGCGATGTGACCCCGGGCTTCGATAGCCTGGGCAACCGCTTTGAGGCTTACACCTCCTGGTTCCGCCAGCAGACCGGGCTTTGCCCGAAGGATTGGCGCTATGGCGTGCGCCTTGCCAACATCGACACCACCAATGCCGGGCTGGCCGGGCCGAACGCGCCCGACCTGTTTGCGTTGATGGCGCAGATGTTGCTGCTCTTTCCCAAGCTCTCGGCAAAAACGTCCGGCATCGTGAAGACGGATGCCACGATGGAGCCGACCGTGCGGCCGGTGTTCTACTGCAACCGCACAACCCGTCACTGGATGGATGTGCAGGCGATGCGTGATCGCAACGTTCTGCTGCGCATCGAGGATTACGCCGGGATGCCGATTGATGGGTATCGCGGCATCCCTGTGAAATGCGTTGATCAAATATTGAACACGGAAGCAACCGTTACCTAAAGGAACATTGTTATGATCTTGGACTCGCTCCTTTCCTTCGTTCCTGTTGGTGGCAACCAGTCCTTGGTTGCTGGCGCGGGTGTTTCCATCGCTTCGCTGAACACCATTGACCTTCTGGGCACGGGTGTTGGCACGGCGCCGCAGGCCATCATCGGCAACGCCACGCTGTTTGGCGAGGATGCCGGCGTTGGCATGAACAAGCCGCAGGTGGAGGTGCTGATTGGCACCGCGTTCACCACGGGCAATTCCGCGACCTTGAACGTGGCTTTCCAGGGGGCGCCGGACACGGGCTCCTCGGGCAGCTATCAGCCGGGGACCTGGACGACGCTGGTTGAGACCGGGCCGATTGCGGCGGCGTCACTGACCGCCAACGCGCTGATTGCCCGGTTTGATTTTCCGCCCGCGTTTCCGGCGAACCTCTCGCCCCGGTATCTGCGGCTGTATTTCCAGATCGTCACCGCGACCAATTTCACGGCGGGGACGATTGGGTCGGCCATCGTGACGATGGTGCGCGATGATTATGCGGCCAAGTACGCGACCAAGAATTTCTTCGTCGCCTGATGGCTTATGGGCGGCGCTACAAGGGGATGAGTATGATTGAAGGCAAGCCGAGTCTGGCTGGGGATTTGTCGCAAAGCCCGCAGTTCAAGGAAGCCGTTCGCGCCGCGGTGGCGGAGTATGCGGCGGAGTTGCAGGTGCAGGCGGCGGCTCACGGCGGGGCGCCTTCCGCGTCTTCCGTGGCGATGGCTGCGGCAACCGGGGGCGAGCGCAATTTCGCGGAGCTTCTGGCACTCGCCATCGCGGAGTTGAATGACCAGGGCTCCGGGCGCAAGCGCGTGGCGCCGGAGATTCTGGCGATGCGCTCGAAGGCGCGGGAGCGGATGGGGCGGCTCATCATGGAGGCTCGCGCCGCCAAGGCGGGGCCGGAATATCGCGTGATGACCACGATGTTCCTCAATGAGCGCCAGATTGATCCGTACCAGAAGGACGCGGCCAATCTGCCGGTGCCGACTGAGATCATTTGGTCGGGCGTGCCGAACGATGGGATGCTGCCGCTCAACAAGGTGGCGAGCGAGATTTTCGACGCCTACAAGGAGTCGGTGGGTGCGACCCCGCGTGTGGTGCAGGAGCAACCGGCCTGGATCACGGCGGGCGGCCTGTGGTGCGTGGTGCGGCTCCGGCGCGGCGCATGGTGGCCAATCTGGAAAACCCGCTGCCGGGCGTTTATGAAGAGGGTCCGGCGCCGCGCGATCCTGATTTCGCCGATGCGCTGGCGGTCAAGGGGCCGAACGATCCGCGCGCCAAGGAGGTGCGGATTTTGGGCAGCATCGCGGAGCCTGCCAAGCAGAATTTGGTTGATGCCTAATGGGCATCCCCGCCCCTGCCGGGATTGCCGCTTCGGGCCTGCCGCCGCCGGGCGATCAGGCCACGGCGGTTGTGACGGGGGTGTTTACCGCCGTGGGGCCGGGGCAGCCGTTTGCGTTCCGGGGTAACGTCAATATCACCATTTATGGCGGCACCACGACGCCGGGGGCGTTTCTGGTCAATAATGTGATCGGCGGCGAGAACGGCGCAACGGTCGCGGCCGTGGGTGACACGTTTCAGAACAATTTGTTGCCGCCGGGCTCCACGGTGACGGCGGTTATTCAAACGACGCCCAACCCGATCTACACCTATGCGCAGCCGATTGTGACGTTCCTCGGCACGGCCAATTTGTTCGCGCCGCAGATCACGATTTCCTCGGCGGCGGGCGCCATGACCATCAACAATATGTTGGGCGCAACGGTGGGCGGTGCTGGCATCCCGGCCGGCACCACGGTGACGGGCATCATCCAGGCCCCCATTGCGGCCACGGGGCAGAGCCCGGGGCAGGCGGGCATCCTGGCGCTGTCCGCGCAGCCGACCAGCACGCCGGGCCAGGTGCAGGCGTTGGTGCCCTATACGTTCGCATTGGCGCAGGCGGGCCTGACGCGCAATTTGGCGGCGGATTTTAACGGCACGATCATCGGGCCGAACGAGACGTTCACGGGTTCGGTGCAACTCGAATTTTCCTATGACGGCGGCAGCACCTGGCTGCTCGCGGTGTTTCCGAACACGGTCAACAAGGCGATTTTGAGCACGGGCACGCCGGTTTCGATCAGCTTACCGCAATCGGGGGCGGAAGTGCTGTACCGGTTGAATTGCACGGCGCTTTCGGCGGGCACGATCAACTGGCGCATGTCGCAGACCGGCGCGGTTAATGAGACCATTGACTT